ACCCGTTTCAAAGGCTGAATTCCTTGTGATAAGAACTCTTTAGCCGCCTTCAAATGAACCTTTGCCCTGTACTCAACAAGGCCATTCAGTGATAACAATTCAATCTCAGAAATATCTACACCGTATCCTACCGTAAGTTCCCGAATCATACATTCCCGCTCAGTATAGACTCGTTTACCAAGCTCTTTACGCCGCTCTAAACAATTACCTTCAGGAATCAATTCATTCCGATCAACCCTGACTTTCTTAACCACTTTAGGATACTCAACTGCTACACGCTTAACCGTATCCTTAACAACCGTTCCACCACGTTTCAACACAACCCCGCCGCGCTCAACCTTCTTACCTCTAGCCTGTCGCTTAGGAGCCGTTATCTGAATCACTTTTGCCATTTCAAACAAATCCATTCCGCTACCTCCAACCTTTATAATGAGTACCGCAACGCTTACACACAGGGCATCCGTCCACCGCCCTGACAAACTCACTCGTACAACAACTAACGCACAGGTACATACCATCCACTTCCAGTAACCCCAATTCCCTACCTTTCTGATCTAATTCTAAAGTCTTGTATACCAATGTATACAAGTTCCACCCAGCTTCCTCTTCCTCCCAGGTCTTATAGTTCCACCGAACAAATTCAAACCGTTGCATCTTCACAATATTCAAACCCATCTCTGCAACCATTTCCACCTTCCTCAAAAGCCGTCTAGTATGACTCTCAAGAGGATTCCGTAAACCATCAATCTCGCTAACTACCTTCATAAGACTACCCCCTTTTCGGACTCTTTATTTTAATTATAACATATATCAGTGGCTAAGTAAACCTATAAAGAAAATGACTTATCGGCTATCCGCAACCACTATTTACACTCTCAGGAGAAGAATAAAACAAAACTCAGTAACGATAACAATATGGAATATACTATACTGGTAAATAACTATATGGTATAAACAAACTATCTTGCCGATGATAACCAATACATTACAAGAATATAATAAGTAGGTAACAGATAGACAGAAACAGATAGTGTTATATAATGGAATGGTTACTGGTCACCCGAAGGGTGGTGTACCACGGTACATGGTCTCGGCACTGGACTCTTTGGTCACGTGCGCTAGCGCCTGTATACGGGCACGGTACACGGTCTCGCACTGGTTCTTGGTACCAGTGACCGCCAAAGGTAACGAGTTCTTGGTACCAGTGACCGCCAAAGGTAACGAGTTCTTGTAGGTATATAAGGGACAGGATGAGAAGGTAACGGTACGGCGGTACGGTGGTAGGACCAGTGCCCGTTAGGCAGAAACGCCGTGTTCCGTTAGGCTGGCACACGTCCAGTATGCCATGACCGTTAGGCCTAACGGTCATGGTTTCCCGTGGGAACGGGGCTTAGCGCGGTATTTGTGACGATTCCATAGGTACGAGTACATAACGGGTTGGTGACTGGGGCTCCGCCCACCTGGAGGCGGATACGGCTACCGCCGAAGGTACCGCGGGGATGAGTGGATAAGGGGAACGTAACGGGTTGGCGACGGCGGTTGGTCGTACCAGAGAAGTACCCAAAACCGATGCCGCCGACAGGGGAAATAGAGAAACGACAGGAAATAGCGGTGAATAGCGGCTTAACCGCTATAGGGGAAAATGACCAGTGAATAACCGAAGGTAGGATACAAATCAGAAAATCTGTAGGGTATAAGGGAAGAGTCGAGAATTATACAGGTAAGCGGTTACTGGAAAATAGGGCATAAAAATAGATCAGTTTAGCGTCATGATCAGGACGTTTCCCCTTACAGGTTAATACACATCGTTAATACGAGAATCATGCCTACAATGACACGCACTACAGTAAAGTATTCGTATGCCGTCAATTCCTTTTGTTTCTGTCTCATTCTGTGACCTCAAGGCTATAGCCTGATAGACTGTCAATCAATTCAATCAGGCTTGATTCATGTCCTGATAACTGTATCTCAGATGCGCTACAGTTATCGTAATAGTCAAAAGGAACGTCGAAAGGGAGAAGATCGACGTTCCTGATAAACTCCCTTTCGATGTGTGTCATCGTTTCACCTCACAGGAATGTGCTGAGCTAATTCGATTACTTTAAAAAGGAAGTAACATACAGGAATTGCTATCAGTCCTAAGTAGCCTATAATCTGCATAATGTTTCTCCTTTCCCCTGCTACCTTTCGATAGCAGGGGAATTGTTAAAGTTTAGATAGCATTGAGTACTTCACACGCTACCTTGTCAGTGATGCCTGATATGATGCCTGTCTTTGCATCGACAGAAACCTTCATACCCCTTTGTTCACTGATCGCTTTCAGATGACTTGCAATCCTTACAGAACCTTTCGTTTTCCCCTGCGCATAATCGTCAAGGGAAAATCCCTCGATTCTAAGCAATGCTTCAACAACAAACACTGTCAAGGGCTGAGGGTCTACTATAACCTTTTTCCCTACAACCTTTGTATTGTGCTTGCATAGCTGATATGCAAGGCAGGTAAAGTAGCTGATCAGGAACGAACCTGTCAAGGGCTTGACCTGTATCGCTACAGGCTCAGCATACTCGATAATGCCCTTGTGCTCGTGCACCTTAGGAGACAGGGACAAGGCATACTTATCGCCTTTCCTGACAATGCCCTTGAAGTAAGGGACTGTCAAGGTGTCAGGAGAGCTAGCTTGACTACTCTTTCTAGCCTTGCTCTCTTTGTCTGCCTTCAGTTGATTAGCTGTTTCGAATAAATTCATGATATCACCTGTAGCCTGTTGATTAGAGTTAAGACAGTGAATGACACAGGCTCAGTCATTGTACTGTCTGCTATGTTCTCTTGCCTTATGAATCGCAAGGCTACGTATGAGCTTGCGATTACTCTGAACCCTGTTAAGGTCTTACTATGTAGTATCATGCAATCACAACAGGGATTCGACTATGCACGATAATTATGAAAGATCAGTCTGAGTAAGTGACAGGGCGAACCTGTCCCTTGAGGCCTCAGCCTCTCATCCCTCTTCTCCTCTGAGGAGAGGGACACCTCGAAAAACTCTGAGGGCCTCGACCCTCGCCTCTGTATGGGGTCCACGCCACAATATTTTCAGCCAGTTTCCGTGAACTTTTCCTGTAGTGGTTTTACAGTGAACAGTTCATAGAAGAGTAACCAGCACCTGCTACCAGCACCTGCTACCTGTAGCTTGTATCAGTAACTCACCAAAGTAGCCCCCACCATTTCCAATCCCCAGCACCTATACCCTTTTCTCAATTTGTGGAGACCATATAGCCGTCATCTGAAACCTTTAGCGGTCCCCTTTCTTTCCCCCTCCTGCATACATTCCCCTATACTATCCCTGTAAAATCAAATGCCGAAGCAAAATTCTCGACAGAATACTTTATTACAAAGATATCCTTGACAATGTAAAGTATTAGGGATATCATCCAAGTAACCTTAACCAATGGAGGTCTTGTATGTCTAAGAGAACTTTTGATGAATGGTACGAACACCTTACACTTATATCGGCAGAGTACGGAGAACTGATATCTATTGCTGATTGGATTATACCATATGAGGCTGGCATGACTCCCGAAGAAGCTTTCTTCAGCGAGTATCCAGAGTTCCGATAATGGGAAAACGAGGACCGCAACCCCATAGTGCCAGGGGAACAAAAGAAAGGATGGGCACTATTCCAATTGTCAAGGGAGCCACTACCGAGGGAATACCTGTAGTTATGTGGGACGCTGTTCCACAGTGCGATGTCCATTATTGCCAGATTAAAGATACTTGCCCGTATATTGAAGAAGACAGTTTGTGCGGGGTACGGAAGGAGTATTTGGATTATGTATATCGGCACTTTATGGGATCCGTGAATGCCGAAGATAAGCAGGCTTTGTTTCGGATTGGGTTTGAGTTGATCCCGCTGTTCAGTCACTTGGTGTCGTTGAAGATAGCTAACCATGGTAGGCCCGTAACCACTTTAACCGATAAAGGTAGTGTGCAGGTTAACCCGTTATTTCGGGAGATACGGGAAACCATCCGTAGTATTAACCTGAATATAAACGATCTTGCCGAGAGCTTTAGCAGTGATTTTGGTAAGGGTGGGGAAGGGGATGATGTTCTTGGTAACACTGGTTATTACGATAAGTTGTTTGAGGGAGAGGCACCGAAGGTAATCCGAAAGACGAGGAATAGGGTATGAGATCCATTACCGAGTACCGTAATGGTGGAGAAGGGTTTGGTCTGTGGGTAGAAGACCACATCTGTTTACCGATATTCAAGGAAGGAGAAACCATAGCTACCTGGATACCTGTTGCTGATATGAGTAGGGATCCAAATCCCAGTACTGGCAGGTCATACTGGGAAATGTGGGAAGAGCAAAAGAAGGTTGCCGAAGATGCTTTGCGGATGATAGATGGTAAGTTTATCCATAGGCTGATTATCTTCTGCTGGCAACGAGGGGAGGGCAAGTGTCAGGCCAAAGGCAGTAAGGTTTTAATGTTTGATGGTACCATCAAGAAAGTGGAAGATATTGTAGTTGGTGATCTATTGATGGGAGATGATAGTGCCCCGCGAAAGGTTCTGTCTTTAGCAAGTGGTGTTGAAGAGATGTTTGAGGTAATACCAAACAGAGGGGAAACCTTAACTGTAACTGGTGACCATATCCTTTCTTTGAAAGCCAATAGAACATATACCAAATTTCTCAGTGATCCTGCTTATGATGCAAATGGTATTATTGACATTTCCGTAAATGATTTTGTACGAAAGAATGATGCTTTTAAAAAATACCATTTAATGTACAAGGTTCCAGTAGAGTTCCCTGAACAAGAAGTTCCAATAGAACCATACTATTTGGGATTGTGGCTTGGTGATGGTTCTTCCAATAGTACAGAAATTACCAGCATGGACTCGGAAGTCTCTGAATATCTTGAGGGGTATGCTGGAAGATTGGGGCTTAACTACGTTATTCGTGGCAAAGAAGGGAACAAAGCACAAGGCCATTATATTGTAAAAAATCATGGTGGGAATGACATAAACTTTCTATTGGAAAATCTACGTAACCGTAAACTATTAAATAACAAGCATATTCCACAGGAGTACAAATCCAATTCTCGTAAGAATAGATTGGAAGTTCTTGCTGGTATTGTTGATAGTGATGGTTACGTAAACAGAAATTCTATCCAAATAACTTTAAAAAGTAAAATTCTTTCGGAGGATATCCTGTTTTTGGCCAGGTCTTTGGGGTTTCATGCAGAGATGAAGCAATGTACCAAAACTATTAAAAGTAATGGTTTTTCCGGAGAATATTACCGTATAGGAATTTCGGGGGAGTGTTCTATAGTACCAACCCGTATTGCCAGAAAGAAAATTTCTTCTAGAAAAATTAATAAACCAATCCTTGCCTCTGAGATAAAAGAAGTTCGATCAGTTGGGGAACAGGAATACTATGGATTTACTTTAAATGGGAACGGTAGATACGTAACCGGTGATTTTACTGTAACCCATAACTCACTTTTTGCCTGTCTGATACAGTTATGGAAATTCTTCTGTTTCCCGCGGCAACAGATCATGTTGGGTGCCAATAGTAAGGAGCAAACCAAGTTTGTTCACTATGACATTATGCGGGATATCATTCTGAATAGCCCTAAGTTGCTGCGGATAGTTGGTAAACGGAACGTGCAGGAGAAAGAGATACGGATGAGAGATAAAAGTGGTAACATCGGTTCTTTCATTAAAAGTATCTCGTCTTTCAGTGGTATCGTGTCTAATGTGTCTGGGTATACCTTCTCGGAGATGTTCGATATGAACAATCCGAAGTTCTTTGTTCAGCTGGATGGTAGTATCCGTAATATACCGAATGCATTAGGTGTTATCGACAGTACCGTATCAGAGAAAAGCCACATATTGTATAAACTGTACCAAACCTACAGTCGTGGTGAAGACCCAGCCCTATTTTTTCATTTTCGTTGCAGTCCAGATGGTGATTATAAGGACTTCTGGAACCCGCAGATGACCCAGCAACAGCTAGATTCCTACAAAGCCAAGTTTCCTGAAGCAGACTTTGCCCGTTACTTCAAAAATACGTGGGATGCGGGCAGTAAAGCTATGTTTACCGCTGATTTGGTTGAAGCCACCCACTATATTGGGGTTAATAACACGCTTGGAATGCAGAATCAGCTTGTGGAGACTATAAAAACTATCCAAAAATTAGAGTTAATAGGGGATCGGGACGAGAAAATAGGGCGGGAAAGGGCATTATCTGCCCCATATTTGAAGAAAGATTTGATGAAAATCGACCAAATATACGTTTTGCATGACGGTTCCATGCACGCCAAAATGTCTGATTTGTCTGATTTGCAGCGTTTAACCGACGTATTTAAGACCGATTGGGTCTTATGTGCAGGGATAGATAGGGCAGATCCATTGAAGTTAAACAAGATGGCAGGGGCCAAAACTATCATTACCATGACTGCAAAAGGGCTTCCAAACAGTAAAAATAACCCTGATGCTTATCTGGAAGATGGTTCTGTAAAGAAATATATCTACTTTTTAATGCATTTGGCACACGTTTCCAGCAATGATCTGAATGATATCAAGGATGTTTTGAAGAGAATAGTGGATGTGTTCGACGGTTTGGACACGTTATGCTCTGAAAGATGGGGTATGTGGGATATGGGTGAATGGTGTGCGGAAAATGAGATTGCTTTGGAAGTTATTTCTCCGACGTATGACCGGCAACGTCAAATGTTCTCAGAACTCTATTCTTTATACAAAAATGGATTGTTTAAGACCCCCAAAGTGCATGTTCCAGGAGCCAAAGGACCAGACATTCTTGAGGAAGAAGCCAAAAGATTTGATCACAACCCATTCAAAAAATGGTACGGTTCCCCTGAAAAGACAGAAAAATGGGGCATCCAAGATGATGCAATTTATAGTTTAGCCAATGCAGTTTACGGTGGAAGGAACCTTGGGCCAGAAGATTTTAAATCTAGAAGTGCCGATATCAATTTTGGTACAATGTACTATGAAGAAACAAAGGGAGAATATTAATGGAACAGATGGATATTGACCAGATTATTGATGATTTGCCCGATGAGGTACTGGGACAACTGGCTGCTTCTATGCCATGGTCTAATTACACAGGGGAAGGAACTCAGGTATTAGATGAAGATGGTTTTCCCATAACAGGAGTTTCCGATTACCAGAACTTCAGAGAGTTGCAGGAACTTTGCTGGAAGAAGTTCTTGGAGAATCCACAGATCAATACCCATATTCAGGACTACATGGGTAATCTTACAGGGTTCGGCTTTAATATGGATTCTGACCAGCCTAAAGTGGCTGAAGTAATGAAAGCCCATATAGAAGATCCACGAAATGCCCTGTACAGGAATTTACCCAAGCATGTTGCCCGTTCAGGTATCGAGGGGGAACTGTTCTTGTGCTTTACTTTGCACAATGATGGATTCGTGGAAATAGACTTCATGAGCCCAAGAACCCTTGCCTCCACTGGCCATAAGAACTCTGGTATATTTTTCCATAAAAGGAAAGCAGGATTCCCGTTATTCTATGAATTTGATCTAAAGGATAGTGAAGTAACGGAAGTGTCAAGTGGGACAATTGTTATTCCATCCATTAATATCGCCTATTTCCCCGAGTATGCTAATTACTGGAAAGAATATAAAGGGGATGGTATTACTGAGAAGAAACTTTCTGGTGCAAAATCCAGATCAAGGAAATTTTCTAAAGTAGGTGGTTACAGCCAGTTTATTGTTGAATGGGACAAGGGCTTTTTCACCACAAGGAATGTTTCTCACATACGAACTACTCTTGTCTGGTTATCTCATTATGAAAATCTGAAGAAGTGGGAAATAGATCATAAGAAGTCAAGTGGTTCTTATTTGTGGGTGGCTACCATTGAAGATGCAAAATCTTTTCGGACATGGTTGAAACTTACTGAGGACCAGAAGAAGGATACTGGTCTATTTGCGAAGAAGAAACCTGGTGGCACTATTGTCCTTCCTCCTGGTATAAAGCTGGAATGTATCAATCCGGATCTACCAAAGATATCAGATGCAGATACCGATATTATGTCTATGGTTGTATCCGGTTTGAATAAGCCTGAAGATATGGTAACTGGTGCTACAAAGGGTTCCACTTTCTCAGGTGTCAAGGCTTCCCGTGGCCCTGCTGCTGATCGTATCCATGACCAGATAGCTTATTTTGATCGGTTTCTGAAGTTAGATTTCTGGAGACCACTGTTCCTTCTGCGTAATGCTGTATTGCCTGAGTTTAAGTTGGAATATACTGTAGAGGAAGTGGTAGATTTCAAGAATAAGAAACCAGTAATAAAGAAAGTCCAGAAACTTGCCCATGATCTTATCTCAATTGAATATCCTATCTCGGATATCTCGGATATGGATTCTAAGGCATCCGCTCTGCTTGGTGTAAAGCATCCATCACTTATTGAGGTTCTTGGAATTCCTCATGAAGAGGTAGCAAGGAAACTTGGTATTGGTAATTATAAAAAGAAAAGACTGCAACGGGCAACCGAGGATGAGAATTACCCTGAATTGCCAACTACAATCGAAATTGAATCACTTCAGGAAGGTGGTGGGGAAACAAAGGATCCGAAGAATAATCCCGACAAAGGGAATAAAACACCAAATAACCCTGATAAAAAATCTAAGGATACGGAGGAAAACACTTGACATTACAAAAACATCCCTATATGATTAGCAAAACCCCACGGATATGGAGGAACGAATGACCAAAAAATATGACAGGATTTTCACCCAATTGTTTAACCGTCCCTGGTTAATCACCCAGGAAATGCTGTTGACAATGATTGAAATTTCCAACCGAGAAGTAGATATTGAAGCTGTACAAGCCCGCTTTTCCCAACCATTAATCAATGCTGAACGGGCTACAGTGAGAGATGGGGTTGCAATTATCCCTGTTTCTGGTCCTATTTTCCCAAAAGCAAACCTGATGACTGAATACTGTGGTGCTACTTCTGTCGAATCCATAGCAAGAGATTTGACTGTTGCCATGGAAGATGATGAAGTAAACAGTATTATTCTTAATGTTGATTCCCCTGGTGGTCACGTTACTGGTATAAACGAACTCGCCAATATGATCAGAAGCTACTCCGCTGACAAACCTATACATGGTTATTCAGGTGGAACTGCTGCTTCTGCTGGTTATTGGTTGCTTTCTTCCTGTTCGGATGTTACCATTGATGCTACTGCCAGAGTTGGAAGCATTGGAGTTGTTGTTGGTCTCCCGCCTAAAAGCGAAGGGGATCCGATAGAAATTGTCAATACAGCTTCCCCTAATAAACGAGTGGATTACACCACTAAAGAGGGGAAAGCCGTAGTAGTAGAGGAACTGGATGCTCTTGCCGGTGTGTTCATTTCTTCGGTAGCCGAATTTAGGAATGTGACGCCATCAGTGGTCACGAAGGATTTTGGAAAAGGTGGTATATTGGTGGGGTCAGATGCCGTTAAAGTAGGCATGGCTGACCGAATTGGTTCCTTTGAGGAACTTCTATCCGAAAAGAGCAAAGGAGGAAATTCCATGCCGAAAAAGTATGAGGGTACAGCCGTATCCTTGAAAGAAGACAACCCGAGTATTTACGATGATATTTTCAATGCTGGTGCTGCTGCCGCAGTAAAAGAATCCGAAGAGATTGTTGCCTCCAAGGATAAAATTATTGTTTCCCTGAAGGAAGATAATGATAAGTTGGTCGCTTCCAATAAGGATATGACTGATCAGATCAAGGCATACCAGAAGAAAGAAGCAATGCAGGAAGAACAGAATATGGTTGCTACCGCAAACGCTATTGTTTCTGAGACTCTGGCTTCAAGTACCGTCCCGAATCATCTTCATAAAAAAGTACGCGCATTGCTGGATCATTCAAAGTTTGTGGTTGAAGGCAAACTGGATGCAGATGCTTTCACCGCTGCTGCAAAATCAGAAGTTGCCGAGTGGGAAGATTCTTCCAGTTCTATAAAAGGAATTGGTAGCAAAGAAGGTTTTGAGGGGGATACTGATAGTACCGATACTGATAAAGTGGTGTCCCATTTGGCCAGCCTTGTCAACTAAAATAACGATTATATAATTGGAGGAATTTACAATGGTAGAAATGGGTTTAGGTGGAAGCACTCCGCAAGTAAATCATGGTGGGGAGACTGCTGGTCAAAAGCGGCTTTTCTACAGTGTCCGTGATATCGCTTTGATCAAAGACAAGCATGTTCTCGGTGGTTTTGGTGTACTGAGGGCAGGGCAGGTA